CTGGCGAACGGCAGGAACGCCCCCGGACGGCATATTACGCATGCTTTTCGGTTCCGGCTCCACCAGTACCCGGGTATTTTGGAATACCGGCATGGATTCATGGCCCGGCTTAACGATCACCAGCCCGAGTTCTGGCACAAGAACAGGTCGAAGTAATACCCGCACGTTACCTCCAGATACGTTGCTGGAATGTGCGGGATGGACGCGGTGGGCGCTCGGAGTAAGGGAGCCTCACAGAGATTATCCAGTGCAGTCGGTCGAGGCTGAGATCTTTCTGAACCTCATAGCCACGTCTGCGGTAGCTCTGAATTAGCCATTCAGCCTGTTCTTCAGTGCATGGAGGGTGCTGATACCAGCGAGTTTTAAATGCGTGCAAACGCCGCCCGTGCCTGCTGGCAAAGACGGCTGAATTATCAGAATTGTGTGATTTGGTATCGTGCGCCATCGGTTGTCTCTGCTGGCGCAGCAGGTGCCAGTTGTTCAGGCTGACGTGCGAATTGTAAACCAGAATGCCAGGAAAAAACAAAACCCGACGAAGCGGGTTAAGCGCGGGTGCGTTGAGGATGCCTGACACATCAGAGGTGGCGGGAGATTTCTCCCCCGCCTGGTCTCTTACTCCTCAGGTTCGTAGACTGTGAAGACAGCGACCTCCGTCTGGCCGGTTCGGATTCGTACCTCGCAGAGGTCTTTCCTCGTTACCAGTGCCGTCACTATGACGGTTAAACAGATGACGATCAGGGCGATTAACATCGCCTTTTGCTGCTTCATAGCCTGCTTCTCCTTGCCTTTCGGCACGTAAGAGGCTAACCTACGTGTGTAGAGCATAGATATGGCCTCAGATTAATGTTAAGCGTCTTGCCGGACGCGTAATGTTAACTGGGGCTTTTCTCTATCTGCCTTTTGGTGTTCATGCCTGAGACAGATAGCCTCAAGCACCCGCTGCCATTCTACTTAACTTCCCATTACATCGCCAATATGAAATCAGTTTGAGTGGTCATAATGACGCTCCCTTGTTATTGTTTTGCTTAAGGTCTCAATCATCGGGTTATGAGACGTACAGGGTGAAACTACCGGATCACCGCACGGTGAGCTTTTCGGCTATCACATTCGCCTGCCATTATTCAGATGTGCACGTACATACGACGATAAAAAAACACTCTCGGCGTGTGTTTGCCGTGGTGAATATCAGGGTGCTATATCCCGACGCCATATTTTGCTGAAGTACGTTGGACTGTGGGTTGGTTCATTGACATAGCAGTTATCTGTCTTCAAATCCCTGAACAAACGATGCGAACGAGAATCAATATCAAATGTATTGACAAGTAAAACAGTAACGATGTACCTTTGCTGATAACATATATCAGCGATTAAATCATAATGGAGGTAGATAAAAAACCTAGATTCATACAACAAATTGTTCATCAGTGACATAGCATATCTTAATAATCCTTTAATGCTCATGGGGAGAACGTATGACTAAACACATGGACATTCATTGTCAAACACGCATATTTAACTCAATTAACTATGACACAAAATATAAAATATGCGTTTTTACTCCAAAAAACATTAAAAAAAATAATACAACTCTTTATATACTTGATGGAAATAGCGCCAACAATAACATTTCTGATATTCTTCCTGTTATTGATGCACTACCCAATCCACCAGTGTTAGTTACACTGAGTTACGAATCTTTGGATAAGCTTAATATTCACCGCCGTGCTTACGATTACACTCCTGGTGGTGAAAATGCTATTATTGATAACTCCAAACCAGCATGGATCTACTTCACTGGTGGAGGAAGTCAGAGTTTCCGAGAATTATTGCTAACTCAGATCATGCCCTGGGTCAGCACCATTGTTCCGACATCCTCAAAACTCGGTATATGGGGACACTCACTAGGTGCTATTTTTGTTCTTGATTGTTTAAAAAACAATTCATGTTTTAACTATTATTATATCTCAGCACCATCACTTCTATGGCAGGATGAAAGAATCATCAAGATCATAAAAAATGACATGCCAGAATCAAAACATACTAAAAGTATATGCTTACTTAGCGGAGATCTTAGCCTTGATTACTCCACATCTTTATATCCTGAAGCCATTAAAGCAGAATCTGTTTTGAAAAATATTTTAGCAGAAAAATATAGTAATTTTTCTGTCGTACAATTTCCAGAACTCAATCATCAGGAGACTTTCGCTGCTGCACTCTGGAATAGTATTATTCATTTCAGCATATAACAGCAGAGATATAATCACTTTATCACTCTGGCTAACATAACTGACACCAATCCTAATGGGTCATTGAGCATATTAATAAGCACAGTAAAAGATAACCCCTAATTTGTGCATTGCTGTGTTCTTAGACCCATTAAAATATTCCATTTGTTTTTCAGATAATCATAACCACATTCACTTAGCCACCTTCTATATTATCCCCCCAATTTCTTAGTTGGAACTGGTTCAACTCTTACACTCGCATACTGGGACCACTTTATCAACATACGAATAGCATCCATGCTGCGAATTATTGCTATGCAATTTCCATATATCTACACTTTTCCCATCTGTTACAATACCAGAAGCTAAAGATTTCATATTGTTTTCACTGCTCCATCATTACTCCTGTGTAAAATATCAAAACTCTCTGCATCACTTCACTGTTACGGCACTCATTACAAATTATATTATGACGCCTGTCGTAGCGACGTATTTCTCCGTCATCTAATTACCAGATAAGGCCAGGATCAACCACAGCGGGTTTCTTCGCCCTTGCCCTAGTGAGTTTTTTGCGGGCATTTTGCCAGTCCTTACGAGCCTGTTCAGACGGAAATAACCCGTAGACAGAGTTGTATACATCACCACTGGCAACCAGCTCTCTGGCGAGAACGCTCACCAGATATCTTGTTGCACCTGTTTTAGCTTCCAGTTGCCGTAACGTCTCGCGCCCACTCCGGCGTACCAGTTCAACAACCTGCCCTTTAATTTTTTCTCGCTCTTCTTGTGTAAATACTTTTGCCATAAGCGCCCCCGGCAATCACTTTTCCGACACAATACGACTGGAGGAATCGACAATCTGTCGGACAATATCCCGGTGCTTGTTCAGCTCCCGCAGCGCGGCGCAGACACGCTCCCACTTCTGAACCTGACCTTTTGCCCGTCGCAGTTCGCGGTTAGCCACATGCAGCGATGGTAAAATCAGACTATCCGGATGCTTTCTGGTGAACGACGGCTGTGACTGCACTGTGACCGCCACACTTTCAGTTTTAATTTCTTCCTGTGTTTCCGCTTCCCGGACTGGTAACGCAACACCTGCTGTCTGAGGAAAGGCTTTACCAGCAGTTTCCGTTACCGATGCAGCTTTCGGCTCTGCTGGTAAATTATCGCCCGACAGGCAGTAACGAAATTTACCGTTCTGATTTACTCGAATCAGACGACCTTTGCTTATTGCCATTGCCAGCGTTGAATTCGCCCGGCGGGAGGTAATCCCGAACATTAACGCCAGTTCGTCAGCCGACTGAGGACCATGCTGTTCAATTGAGTTAATCAGCATCTCCGCAGTGGTTTTTGTGACCATTTCAGTTGCCTCAATCGTCAGCCACCACATCGACCCCTTGTTATCTGCTTCACCACGGCGTTTCAGCTTCCACAGCTCGTTGACAGCATCTTCGCGGCTGATTCCAAGGCGGGCCGACACCTCCTGTGAAGAGGCTCTTTTCAGTGCTTTCAGTGCGTCAAAAACGGTTTCCATTAAAATTTCCTCCGACAAAATCATTTCTCAAATTCAGACAAAACCAGCCGCTTTCCGGCGCTCATATTCCTGTTTCAGTAACTCAATTGGCGTTGGCCCTGGCGGGTGTTTTGGCCCTTCCAGTTGTCGTCGCACTGGCGGAACACTCATGCCGTTACCAACATTCTTTGCCCATTTGGTCAACAGTCGTTCTGCAAGTCGTTTCAGCTCACTTTCAGTCATCTGACGTTCAATCCCTCTGGTGCGCATCTCGAGGCAAATGTGGTACAGCACAGGCTGTGGCCACGGGTATTTATCACTCCCGTCGTACCGCCAGGATTCATTGCGCCAGCGCCGGTACTCTTCCATCACGGCATCCACCGTAAGACCAAATGGATTTGCCCCACTCTCCGAAATCAGCGCAACAAACTCAGCCAGGTCCGGGGGCCACGTTTCACCCGCCCGGCAGCGGTCCATGCACTGACGGCAGACCAGCCTGATTTGCTGTTCAGTCATCGCGCCAATCTGGGCAATCCAGAGCTTCGAAGGTGCGGCCCCGTTCTTCTGAGTCCAGCGGTTTGAATAAACCTCCCCCATGAGCTCCCACAGCTTCCACGCCGTTTCCGTCGCTGACAAATCCGTTTTCACGTTCCCACTGCTCACGTGCTGCCCGAATTTCCCGAACTGCCCGTGATGCGGTGCCACCTGGTGCTGCTGCATGACGCACCCCCTTGCTGACTGGTTTAACCTGCGCCCTGACGTGATTTACGTGACGGGCGAATTTCTGATCCCACTGAACCTGCGTAAAAACTTTCCCCTCAGCTGCCCAGTAGTCCCTGAAGGCGGCAAGTTCAGCAGGTGTAAATTCAGGCTCCGGCAGAGCCACTCCCCACAGTGCAGCCCGCCGTCGAAAATCCGGCGACGGATGCCAGCCACCGGCCATCGGAAACTTCCCGATGGGTTCGCTCAGGCTTTCCTGGTAATCAGGTTCCGCTGCCTGCAACGGCGTACCGTTCGATTCACTGGTCGGAGCACTCTCGCGCACGCGCGCGTTATGTGTGGGGTTTAATTCTTTATCTGTATCTTTATCTGTCGTGACTCGTAGTGACATGTCGTGACATATGCGTGACTCATCGTGACACCCCTCATTCTGTTTTCGTAATTTTTCCCTCTCGCGTTGTGCTCTCTTACGCTCTGCCGGGGATTTCGCGGTTTGCGAAACGTTGCCGTTATCCTCTTTCGCTACCTGGCGTTTTTCCCATCCAGTGATTAAATCTCCATCAAGCACCCGCCCCTGCATCGCCTGCAAAATTGAATCAATTACTTCTTCCGTCACATCAAGTGCACTTGCTAAATCTTCCGTTGTGACATCAATGTGACCACGTAGTGACACGCCGTGACATGTCGTGACATTTCGTGACGCGCTCACCAGAAGGTGGATATACACAGCCATCACTGTTGCGATTGGCTGTCCTGACACCCTGGAAATTGTTCGCCACTTAGGGTCATTTGGCATGTCATGCCATAATCTGAGCCAGGCATTAGCCATACTCACCTCTTCTGAGACCGAATCTTTTTACTCACGAATTGCCGGAAGCGATCCGGTATAAATATTTTCAGTCAATGCACAGCCACGGAATTACCCGCCGGACCACCACGATTCATCTGGTCGAACAGAACGATCGCTGATGCAACGAAATCATCGATATCTTTCACTAGCCGTTCCTGCGTCTCCACCAGCTCCCGAAAATAAGCGGAACTGTGGCTGCGCATTCGGGCTACCAGCGGAGGTGGCATTGCCCTTTCGATCGCCGGTAACAATGCCTGAATTTTCTCAACAGCATCAGGAGTGTCTTTATCCAGCCAACGGAAAATCTTTTGGGTGTTGAGATAGAGCGCGTTGTGCCTGTCGTCGTTGTGCAACTCGGGATATGTCATCCCCAGTTCAAAATACGCTCTGGCAATAGCAGCAGCTGGCACCTTCTCACCGTCAGGATATGCCCAGGCATTCATCGCCATGCGGATGTGCTCATGCTTGATTTTCATGAATCAACTCCCGTCGCTGGCTGTGTGCTAGTCTGAAACTCAGCAGGCAAGCCGTCTGTTGGGTTAGGATAAATATCAGGTCGGAGTTCGTGGGGGGTAACCTCCCACGCCATAATCTCACAAAGTTGCAGAACCCTTGATGCAGGGACCTGCTGACCATTAGCCCATCGAGACACAACCTGTTGCGGTAATCCAATCAAACGAGCAATACCTGCTTGGGATAACCCTCTTTGGTGAATTTTATTTTTTAAACATTCATGCATATCGTTATCTCCAGTGAATCACCATGATTTATACACTTTTAAAGTTAGTTTATCAACACCTTTAAGCTGATTGTGCTAGTTACACTTTTTTTATGTAAAATGAATGCATGAAGCGAATGACCACCCTTGAAATAACCACGTACCGAATAAAATTGGTACTGGAAAAAACAGGACTTAAGCAGGCAGAACTAGCCCGCAGGATTGGTGTTGCCCAGCAATCGGTACAAAAGTGGGTTCACGGAATCACAAGTCCATCAACAGCTAATCTTGATAAACTTTCTGAAGTAACGGGTTATCCCCCATATTGGTTTATGTTACCGCCAAACGAAGAAGAGCAGGTTGTGGTGCCAGATACTATGAAAATAGGCCCCAGGCAAATGGAACTGCTTCAAACATTCGGAGCATTTCCAGAGGAAGATCAAGAAAAAATGCTTAAAGACATGAAAGACAAAAAAGAATCAATGGAGCGCACTGTTGCAAGATGGCTCGCTGCCCAGAAAGGGCACCGAGCATAGTCTACATCATAAGCCAAAGGAGGTATGTTATGAACACTGCCCTTTCGCCGATGGTTTCTGAGTTTGAAACCGTTGAGCAAGAAAATAATTACAACGAATGGCTACGTGCAAAAGTAGCTGCAAATCTTGCAGATCCGCGCCCTGCAATTCCTCATGATGATGTAATGGCAGAAATGGAAAATCTCATTGCCCAAATTGCTGCGACTAGCGGGAGTGTGTAATGCTGCCCATTTTATGGCTACCTTCTGCACGTGATGATTTACGTCAGATCGTAGCCTATATTGCAAAAGAAAATCTCCATGCCGCACGCAGGCTAAAGATTCGCATTGAGACATGTGTTTTAGCTTTATCTGAACATCCGTACTTATACCCATCAAGCGACAGAGCGTTTGGCTTGCGTGAGATTGTAGCTCATCCTAACTATATCATTCTGTACCGTGTAGCCGCTTCGAGTGTTGAAATAGTAAGTGTCACCCACTCCAGACGACAATTTCCTGGATAATCCTCTTTTTTCGCAGAACCGCTTCACACGAGGCGGTTTTTATTGATCAAAAGCTAACTTTATAAGTGTTGACATCATAACTTTAAAAGTGCATCATTATTTCATCAACCCACCCCGCCCCACAGAACGCCAGGCAATACTTCGAGTTACCAGGCAGTGGTCAGGGGTTAAGTAGCCAGCCCGAGGCGTAAGAACATGATGGCAGGGTTCGACTTTAATAACTATGCAGCAGGTTTTTGTTCCGCTACCCCGGCGTTAAGGGGAAATGAGGTCAGCATGGATACTATCGATCTTGGCAACAACGAATCTCTGGTATGTGGCGTGTTCCCCAACCAGGACGGTACGTTCACCGCGATGACGTATACCAAAAGCAAAACGTTTAAAACCGAAAATGGTGCCCGTCGCTGGCTGGAAAGAAACTCAGGTGAGTGATATGGATTTCGACACAATCATGGAAAAGGCTTACGAAGAATACTTCGAAGGCCTTGCCGAAGGCGAAGAAGCTCTCAGCTTCAGTGAGTTTAAACAGGCACTCAGAATAAGAATGTGCTCTCACAATGACGCGGAGCACAAATATGAGAAGCAAAATCAGACCGCAGAAAATTTTGTTCTGGAACCCGGAGAAACGCTTTTCAAAATTCCCGTTACGTGCCCCATTTGCGGTTTTACATCAGAAGAACTTGACGACTCCTGTAACAATCAGGAAACAACCAAGTATGTCGAAGATGATACCGAGTGAGCACGAAGAACGGTTATATCCACGAGCCCAAACTCCAGGACCAATAAATCTCACTTTGAGAGGGTGGTTAATCCACTCTCCCAAACCAATAAAAAAGATGCCGGAGGACAAAAAACCCAATGGAACAACGGGATATCTGTCGAAAAAAGACGTTCCATTAAAGACAAACAACGCAGCGCCAACAACTGTAAGCGCTTTATACCAGTAATCAATTTTCATGTTCTTAAGTGGATTTATTGGTGGTTGCGACATTGCTTAATGAATCCTTAAAACTGTGGTGATTTTAAGGATACCACCTCGCCTGACGTGGTTAAAAGCAGGCACACAACACGAAAGCGCACGGCGAGGTTTCTGGTTCATAGATGGCTTGTCGTTAAATTTTCGTCGACCGTGCGCTCCCGGTTGTGGCAATCCGCGAAACGGCGCGGCGGTAAGTATGGCGGGGGTACTCTTCTCCCCCTGTGGAGCACCGGGTTGTCAGGTTGACCATACGCTTAAGAGACAACCACGCTGCAACGCCCTCTGTTATCCATTTTCTGGTGACGTTTGGCGGTATCAGTTTTACTCCGTGACTGCTCTGCCGCCCTTTTTAAAGTGAATTTTGTGATGTGGTGAATGCGGCTGAGCGCACGCGGAACAGTTAAAACCAAAAACAGTGTTATGGGTGGATTCTCTGTATCCGGCGTTAATTGTTAACTGGTTAACGTCACCTGGAGGCACCAGGCACCGCATCACAAAATTCATTGTTGAGGACGCGATAATGGAAACGTTATTACCAAACGTTAATACGTCTGAAGGTTGTTTTGAAATTGGTGTCACTATCAGTAACCCTGTATTTACTGAAGATGCCATTAACAAGAGAAAACACGAACGGGAGCTATTAAATAAAATATGCATTCTTTCAATGTTGGCCCGTTTACGTCCGATACAAAAAGGATGCTGGCAATGAATACAGCATTTGCACTTGTTCTGACAGTTTTTCTTGTTTCCTGAGAGCCAGTTGATATTGCAGTCAGTGTTCACAGGACAATGCAGGAGTGTGTGACTGCAGCAACCGAACAGAAAATTCCCGGTAACTGTTACCCGGTCGATAAAGTTATTCACCAGGATAATATCGAAATCCCGGCAGGTCTTTAAAACAGTTCCGTAATAAACATCCGATTTCATTCTTATATGCCAGCAATGGCAGGGATTTGTTCATCCTTAAATCTGTCATGAGGTTAAAACAAAATGAGTAAAGTCTTTATTTGCGCCGCTATTCCTGACGAACTGGCAACAAGGGAAGAAGGCGCTGTGGCTGTAGCCACAGCCATTGAAGCTGGCGACGAACGCCGTGCTCGAGCAAAATTTCACTGGCAGTTCCTGGAACATTATCCGGCTGCTCAGGACTGCGCTTATAAATTTATTGTCTGCGAGGATAAACCTGGCATACCCCGCCCTGCCCTCGATTCATGGGATGCTGAATATATGCAGGAAAACCGCTGGGATGAGGAGTCTGCTTCTTTTGTCCCGGTTGAGACTGAATCCGATCCGATGAACGTCACTTTTGACAACCTAGCCCCTGAAGTACAGAACGCTGTCATGGTTAAGTTCGACACATGTGAAAACATCACCGTTGATATGGTGATTAGCGCACAGGAATTGTTGCAGGAAGACATGGCAACATTCGACGGCCATATCGTTGAAGCGTTGATGAAAATGCCAGAAGTTAACGCTATGTATCCGGAGCTTAAGCTGCATGCCATCGGGTGGGTTAAGCATAAATGTAAGCCTGGTGCCAAATGGCCCGAAATTCAGGCAGAGATGCGCATCTGGAAAAAACGTCGCGAAGGTGAACGCAAGGAAGCCGGAAAATACACGTCTGTTGTTGATCTCGCCCGCGCCAGAGCCAATCAACAGCACACTGAAAATTCAACAGGAAAAATCAGCCCGGTCATTGCTGCCACTCATCGCGAATACAAGCAGACATGGAAAACACTGGATGACGAACTGGCCTACGCTCTCTGGCCTGGTGATGTGGATGCCGGAAACATTGACGGCAGCATCCATCGCTGGGCAAAAAATGAAGTTATCGACAACGACCGCGAAGACTGGAAGCGTATCTCGGCATCAATGCGCAAACAGCCTGATGCCCTTCGCTACGACCGCCAGACTATTTTTGGCCTTGTCCGTGAACGTCCGATCGACATTCACAAAGACCCTGTGGCACTGAACAAATACATTACTGAATACCTGACTACAAAGGGCGTGTTTGAAGATGAAGGAACAAATCAGAGCGCAACTGATACTCTCTCGTCGTCAGTACCAGAAACTGATGCAGTGGAAACGGCAATTCCGGACAACGAAAAAACCGAATGCAAAGTGGAAGTCGAACCATCTGTAGAGCGTGAGGGGCCGTTCTACTTCCTCTTCACCGACAAGGATGGCGAAAAATACGGTCGCGCAAACAAACTTTCTGGTCTGGATAAGGCACTGGCTGCCGGGGCTACTGAAATCACGAAAGAAGAATATTTCGCCCGCAAAAACAGTACATACTCAGGTTCACAACAAAATACTGGTGCATCTGACACGACCGCACAACCAGAGCCGGTAAAAGTTACCGCTGACGAAGTAAACAAAATTATGCAGGCAGCCAATATCAGCCAGTCTGACGCCAATAAGTTGCTTGCTGCCTCTCGCGGAGAATTTGTTGCAGGGATTAGCGACCCGAATGATCCGAAATGGGTTAAGGGGATCCAGACCCGCGATTCTGTAAACCAGAACCAGCATGAATCGGAACGGAACTACCAAAAAGCGGAACAAAACAGCCCAAATGCGTTACAAAACGAGCCAGAAACGAAACAGCCTGAACCAGTGGCGCAACAGGAAGTGGAAAAAGTCTGCACCGCCTGCGGTCAGACCGGCGGCGGCAACTGCCCTGATTGTGGCGCAGTGATGGGCGACGCAACATACCAGGAAACATTCGATGAAGAGTATCAGGTTGAAGTTCAGGAAGATGATCCGGAGAAAATGGAAGGCGCTGAACATCCACACAAGGAGAACACTGGCGGCAATCAGCATCACGATAGCGATAATGAAACTGGCGAGACGGCAGATCACTCAATTAAGGTGAACGGTCATCAAGAAATCACATCCACCAGCAGGACGTGTGACCATCTAATGATCGACCTTGAAACCATGGGAAAAAATCCTGATGCCCCGATCATCTCAATAGGTGCAATATTTTTCGATCCGCAAACCGGAGATATGGGACCGGAATTTAGTAAGACTATCGATCTGGAAACTGCTGGCGGAGTCATTGATCGGGACACCATTAAATGGTGGCTTAAGCAATCACGCGAAGCGCAATCTGCCATTATGACCGATGAAATCCCGTTAGATGATGCACTGTTACAATTGCGGGAATTTATCGACGAAAACTCCGGTGAATTTTTTGTTCAGGTCTGGGGAAATGGAGCCAACTTCGACAACACGATTTTGCGCCGTTCATACGAACGGCAGGGGATCCCCTGCCCGTGGCGTTACTACAACGATCGCGATGTACGCACAATCGTTGAGCTGGGGAAAGCCATAGACTTCGATGCCAGAACGGCTATTCCATTCGAAGGTGAGCGCCATAATGCACTTGATGACGCCCGTTACCAGGCAAAATACGTTTCAGTTATCTGGCAAAAACTGATCCCGAGTCAGGCTGATTTTTAATGTTCAACCGTCGCCAGTTGTCGTTGATATTCTGCAACTGGCGCGTTCCGGAGTGATAGCCATGAGCGAACAGTACCTGATAACGCTCGACGAGTGGAAACCAAAACGGTTCAGTCTCCCAATAACAAACACTACCCTGGTGAAATACGGAAAACTAGGATACATCGTTCCAAGACCACAAAAAATTCGTGGGCGTTGGCTGATAGATCGCCGAGCAGTATTTGTTGGGCCTGGTGAAACGGGAATTGCGCCGGAAATTCATACTGGCGATGATGATGCACTGAAGGAGATTTTAACTCATGTCACCGAGGCCACGAAAAAACAGCACTGACGTAGCCGGTCTTTACGAAAAGTTTGATCGCAGAACTGGCAGAGTTTACTACCAGTATAAAAATCCTGTGACTGGAAAATTTCACGGACTCGGAACAGACAAAGGTAAGGCAGAAAAAATCGCTTCCACAGCCAATCAGCGGATAGCTGCAGCAGAAGCTGAATATTTCATGCGCAAAATTGATGAAAGTCCGTCAGCAACAAAACGTCGGGGTATCAGATTAAAGGCATGGGTTGATCGATATCTGAAAATACAGGACACGCGACTGAAAAATGGAGATATTGCAGCTACAACTCACAAAGAAAAAACTCGAATGGCTGCATACCTGGTTTCCCGTCTGGGAAACCACCCATTGAAAGAACTGGAAGTAAGAGACTTTGCATTAATACTGGATGAGTGGCTGGATAAAGACATGGTCAGCACAGCGAGAGTAAATCGTGGATTATGGGTTGATATTTATAAAGAAGCACAGCATGCAGGGGAAGTTCCTCATGGATGGAATCCTCCGGAGGCTACCCGTAAACCGATCCCTAAAGTAACCAGAGCCAGGCTCACCATGGAAGACTGGCAAAAAATTTACAATGCAACGCCTGAAAAACACTTTATCCGTAACGCAATGCTTCTTGCGATTGTTACTGGTCAGCGCCGTGATGACATTTGCCACATGCGTTTTTCAGATGTGTGGAACGAACACTTGCATATCACCCAGGGAAAAACCGGAATGCGTCTGGCGTTACCGCTTACACTACGCTGTGATGCCATTGGGATAACGTTAAAAGAAGTTATTGATGGGTGCCGAGACAGAATATTAAGTCCATATCTAATCCATAGTCGGCACCAGAAACAACCGAAGCCGATGAGTAAAGACAACCTGAGCGACTACTTTGCCAAAGCACGGGATCTGGCTGGGATAATTCCACCAGCAGGAAAAACTCCGCCAACATTTCATGAACAACGCTCTCTATCAGAACGGCTGTACCGTGCACAGGGTATCGATACAAAAACATTACTAGGACATAAAGTCCAGGCAACCACCGATCGCTATAACGATACTCGAGGTCAGGAATGGGTTAAGTTGGTTATTTGA